TTAGCTTACTAAATCAATTATATAAAGGTAGCGGTGTAAAAGCCGTTACCTTCACTTTTAAAATTAAATAAAATGGCAGAATTATCAGATGATATTCTAGTAACGTGTGATGACTAAAACAGAAGGGGTGGTATTAAGCGTATCTTTGTTATTAACAGAGAAAACGTTACATCTTTTACTGCTGGTGCTTCTCACGAATACACTGCCGTAACTTTAGATGCTACTTCAGATGTTTGGTATGAAATCCAGATAGATGATGAAAGCGGAAGTTACAATGCAGAAGGTTCGAGAGAAAATGGTTCTTCTTTACAAGACCACACTATCGAGGCAATGACACCTAGAATAGACAAAGCTAAAGCAAAAACTTTACAAGAGTTATTTACATCATGTAAGTTGATTTGCTTAGTAGAAACATATATTAGTACAGGTACTTACAACCAAGCGTTTATCGTTGGTTACGATGAGATATTAGGGAGTGATGCAGCTTTAAGAGCTAACATTACAACTATCTTAGAGGCTGAGTTACAAGGGCAAAATGCTTATATGGTAAGCATGAACGGAAAGTCTGGCGAGATTGCTAGAGAGTACGTTGGTCAGATTGACACCAACTCAAGCGGAACTGTAGACTTCGGAAGCTAATAATAAGAGGGGTTTAAAAGCCCCTCTTTATAAAATAAAAATTTATGTTAAGAATTAAAGAAAGTGGTATTGGCAAAAAATGGTGTGGTGATGAAGTTATCATCTTGACCGACAAACTAAGCCAAACAAAACTAAAGAAATTACTCAAAGCTAATTGCGAATTTGTAGAGGAATATGAAAAAGAAACCACAAGCGAGGAAACCGAGACATCGAGCAGTACCGCAAAAGAAGAAGATACTAGCGATGGCAGTATCGACAGACGTAAATCAGACGACAGAAAAAGAGCCAGAAAGCCAAAGACAGACTAAATGGTATCAGTTTTTTAGCGACTCTGATAATATTTACATAAACGATTTAGCCGCTAGAGCCAAAAGAAGTCCTACACATGGGGCTATATTACAGTCTAAAGCAGTCTATACTCAAGGGCAGGGATTTACTTACAAAGTAAATGATAAACCTGTTAAAAAAGAAGATTTAGACAATAAAACTCAAGACTACTTAAACGAAATTAACGGCAACAGACAGAGCTTACATTGGCTGTTTGGTAAGGTCGCTTACGACTACATTTACAGCGGCAACGCCTATATTGAAGTGAAGGCTGGAAAAGAGTTTACTAGTCTTTTTTATGTGGACGCTTCAAAAGTTAGAATTAGCGAAGAAACCGCTTATATTAGTGCTTACTGGCGTGATATTGAAGACCAAACTGACACTAAAAACCCTGACTACCCTATAACATCTTTAGAATTATGGGACGGCAACCTAGAAACAACTCAAGAAAATTACATTATACATCTCAAGAACGATGTCCCAGAGTATGACTACTATGGATTGCCAGAGCATCTACAAATACTTAAGTGGGCTGATGTAGAATATAAAATTGTTCAATTTAATTTAGACAAACTTAAAAACGGGTTCTTTCCTAGCGTTGCTATGGATATAGTGGGCGAAGCTCCAGAGGGAATGAGTGAGCAGGATTACGTAGAGAAAATTAGAGACAGCTTTACAGATGAAGGCAACAACCACAAAATGCTTATTCAATTAGTTGATAGTTTAGACCAATCTACTAATATAACCGAATTTACCACAAACAGAGAGGGTGAACTTTTAGAGCTTCAAAACTTAGCAACTCAAACAATAATTGCAGGCCATAGATGGTTTGCTAGTTTAGCGGGTATTGCTCAGGCTGGAAGTTTAGGAAGCAACCAACAGATAAGAAACGAATATAACATAGCTCTTAAGGGTGTTATTATACCGCAATTTCAAGTACCTTTATTATCATTGTTTAACGACTTGATGGTTATAGCTGGTATAAATGTTGAGCTAGGTGTTTTAAATGTTGCTCCAGTAGGTATAGAAGATAAGATAGAGCCAAAAGAAGTTCTTACAGATAACGAACAAAGAGAATTATTAGGATATGAACCAATAGAAGAAAACGAAAATGGCAGCGACAACGGAAATGATGACGTCAGCGGAAGTGAAGACTAACGCTATCGTTGATTCAAATATAGACACAGCTTATTTAGACCAATACATTCTAATGACTCAAAGAAAGTATATAAAGCCTTTTTTGGGGAAGGACTTTTATGATGAGATTCTGGATGAAATCGACACAACTTTAAGCGCTGACAATAGTACGCTTTTGGAAGAGTACATCAAGCCAGCTTTAGCACATTATATAGTTTATGAGAGTTTGCCACAGCTAAGAAACCAAGTAGCAAAGGGTGGTGTTTATTTAAACCTATCTGACACTTCGGATGCTGTTAGCGACTTAGGTTACGGTCAAGCTAGAGATGATTACCAGATTAAAGCAGAAACTTTTAGATGTGAAATAGACGTATTTATAAGAGAAGCTCAGGAAGATGACGGCACTAAATACCCGCTGTATTGCGGTAAGAAATCACAAAACGGAGGTTTAATAATTTATTGATATGGTAGGAGGTATAGTAAACGAATCGAAGATAGTTACTAGCGATTACACTGTTGTAGAACAGGACGAAATAGTATACGTAGACACTACAAGTAATAGCGTTACTTTAACGTTAGAAACTCCAACAAACGATAATATAGTTCACATTAAGCATGTTGCTGGGGATAACGCACTAACCTTGTCAGCTAGCAGAACAATAGACGGAGCTAATAGTTATGATGTAAAAGGCTCTGTGACACTAGCTTACTTTATAGATGGCTCTGTGAGCGAGTTTAAAACTATATCTCATGGAAAACCTTACAAGGTCTATTCAGCTCTATTGACACAAACTTCAACAAACCCTCCAACAGCAACAGTCTTGGAGAATGAGCTGGGCGGTGATGTAGTGTGGGGGTATAGTTCAACTGGCACGTATACTGCAACTTTAGTGGGCGCATTCACAGAAGATAAAACCATACTTTTAGGAAGCTCTGTTGCTCAAGATACTATATTTTCTATGATTAGGGTTGATGATGATGTGGTCAGAATAAGGACTTACGACACTGGCTCTGTTAGTTTTTTTGACGGAAGGCTAAGTAATTCTACATTTGAAATAAGAGTTTATAATTAATGACAACAGCAGAAATAATATCGACAGTGGCGGGCAGTAATATTGTTACAGCCTTAATAGGCTTCTTTATGGGGCGTAGAAAGGAGGATATTGAGATTGCGTTAAAGTATCAAGAATTTTACCAGAAGCATATAAACGACTTAAAAAACGAGATAGATGCACTTACTGGTAAGGTGGAAATTTTAATTGACCAAGATGAAAGCAAGACTAGACTAATAGAAGAGCAAAGAAGAACGCAATTAAAGTGGGAGAACTATTGCGAGGAATTGAAACTGATAGTAAAGCAAAAAGATAAGCAAATAGCAAAGCTTTTTGAGGAAATAGAGCAGCACGAAAATAATCAGTAATGGAGTTTTTAAAGAAGAATCTAGTTTCTATAATCCTGTTTTTAATTACAACTATTGGCGGCCTTGTTTGGTCGTTCATTCAAAAGGGTGCAGAACTTGAATTTAAGGAAAAGGTTTCTACGGTCTTGGAAGAAAAGATAAACTCTAAAGACTTCATGAGTGGGGTTATGGCCTCGGATTATATGAAGGAATATAAAGTAACTCAGCAGCGCAAGATGGTTACAGTGATGCTTAACTCTAAAGATTCTGGCAGGGTTAAATTCTCAGCTAAGTTAAGCGCTAAGACTGGATTGACCGTTGATGCATTAGTGGACAGTTTGGCGGCTAGAGTTCAAGAAGACCAGTGGACAGAACAAGAAATTATCGAATTAATAAGAAGATATAATAGACGAATGATAAGCTTATAATTATGGAACTAAATTTATATAGACATACGTATAACACTAAGGGGGACAGGAACATAATTGGCGACTTATTTATAGATGGCGAGTTCTTTTGCCATACTTTAGAAGATGAAAAGAGAGCAGACGGTTTAAAAGTTTATGGAGAGACAGCCATCCCTACGGGTGTTTATAACGTCATTCTAACTGTTTCTAATAGATTTAAAAGGTTAATGCCTTTATTGTTAGATGTAAAAGGCTTTAAGGGTATAAGAATACATGGGGGTAATACAAGTAAAGATACTCATGGCTGTCCTTTAGTAGCGTTCAATACAGATTATAAGCGCATTTGGGGTACAGCAGAAAAGAAATTAACAGCCAAATTAAAAGAGGCTGAATTTATAACAATATCTATTGAAGATAGGTTTTTAACTTACGATAGAGAAAATAAAAAATTAAAATGAGCGATAGACTAAAAAATATTATCACAAATATAATGGGGTTATTAATGTTGATAACTGCCGTTTATGGTTTAATGATGGACATGATTACAATAACAGCTTTTGGTGTTTTAACCTTAATAGCTTTAGCGTTATTCATGTTTAAGAATAGTACTTCTGTAGAATATATTAAAAAATTCTTAGATAAAAAGCTAAAATGAAAGATATCAAAACCTACATAATTTTAGGGCTATTCGTTTGGATAGTCCTTTTTTACACTTGTAATGATAGCGGGGTAAAAACTGAATATAAAACTATTGAGACTGTTAGGGTAGACTCTGTTAGGGTTGTAGATACAATAGAAAAAACAATCCATGTGCCACTCACTGAAGTTAGGTATATCAAAGAAGAGCCTGTAGGAATCGATTTAAGCGACACTAACGAGTTTAAAACGGGTTTACGCACCTTTTACTACCAGCAAAAAGATAGTCTCTTAGAAGCCTCCATTTTAGTTAATGCAGAAAAAAGGCCACAAAAAGTAAGTTTAGAATACGATGTTAAGCAGTTTACTATACACGATTCTATTTATATAAGGGACTCTACACACGTTAAAGAGCGTAAATCTTACCTGAGTGCTGGCGCTATGATAACTGGCAACAGTAGTTACTTTGGGTTTTCCCCTCAATTACTATACAACCATAAAAAGGGGAATAGTTATGGCTTTGGTTATGATGTTGTAAACAAGAATTTCAACGTGTCATTTTATAAAAAAATATCCTTTAAAAAATAATTTGTATATTTGTTGAAAAACAAAAAATTATGGCAAAAGGAAAAGAATTAAAACTAAAACCTAGTCAGACGCAAAGGCTTATAGATTTATATGCCAGCTCAAAGCCTAGAAAAGAAGTTCAAGAAATTTTATCAAAAGAGTTTAATTGTGGTGAAAGGACGGTAAGAGCCTTGGCGAAAAAGCTAAACATCAACATACTAAGTTCAAGCGTTCCAGATGATAAAATAATGGTTTACGATATTGAAACTAGCAGAATAACGGCTAATCTTTGGTGGACTGGTAAGCAATATGTAGACTACAAAAAAGTAACATCTGAACCTAAAATAATTTCTATTAGCTGGAAGTG